GGCGATGGGCTACGACCGGACGACGATTGAGATGAACGCTGGTACCGGCGGCTTCGAGATGAACAACGAAGTCATCGTTCGTAATCCGGCCGACCAGTCGTTCTTTGGCATCACGACGACGACCGACGAGACGACTGACAAGGTGTTCTATGTCGAAGCGTATATCCGCATCGACAAGGACGGTGACGGCATCGCCGAGATGCACCGCGTCTGCACGGTTGGTAATGCTGGCTACATCCTGCACGATGAAGTGGTGCAGTCTGCGCCTTATTCTCTGTTTGAGCCCGATCCGACGCCGCACACGATCTTCGGCAAGTCGATTGCCGATCAGACGATGGACTTGCAGCTCATCAAGTCCTCGATCATGCGCAACACGCTCGACAGCCTTGCCCAGTCGATCCACCCCCGCACTGTGGTGGTTGAGGGGCAGGTCAATCTTGATGACGTGATGAACGTCGAGACGGGCGCTGTGATTAGAGCCCGTGCGCCTGGCATGGTGCAGCCTCTTGCTGAGCCTTTCGTGGGCCAGCAGGCGCTCGGCGTCATGGCGTATCTGGACGAGGTGAAGACGCAGCGTACCGGCATCTCGCGCACGTCGCAGGGCTTGGATGCTGACGTGTTGCAGTCCACGACCCGCTCGGCCGTGCAGGCCCAGTTGGCGGCGTCTCAGGACCGCATCGAGATGATTGCGCGTCTGTTCTCTGACGGTCTAAAGCGGTGCTTCCAAGGTCTGCTTCAGCTTGTCGTCCAGCACCAGGACAAGGCGAAGATCGTTCGCCTGCGCAACCAGTATGTGCCGATTGATCCCCGTGGCTGGGATGCGTCGATGGACATGGTGGTGAACATCGCCCTTGGCCGTGGGTCTGACGAGATGCGCCTGATGGGCCTTCAGCAGATTGCGGCCATGCAGCAGCAGGCGATTGAGAAGTACGGCCCGAACAACCCGCTGGTTGACCTTGCCCAGTTCCGCAACACGCTGGCGCAGATGACGACGCTTCAGGGCTTCATGGACCCGAACGCCTTCTGGAAGGAAGTGAACCCGCAGGAAGTGCAGGCGTTCATGCAGCAGATGGCGGCTGCCGGCAACAAGCCTGATCCGGCTACCATGCTGGCGCAGGTCGAGGCCGAGAAGATCAAGGCCGACATTGTGATCGCGGCTGCGAAGCAAGAACTGGAGCGCCAGAAGGCTGCGGCGCAGGCTGACCTTGAGCGCGATAAGCTGTTTATCGATGCGATGCTCAAGGCGACTGAAATCCAGGCCAAGTACAACACGCAGGTCGATATGGCCGTCATCAAGGCTGAAGTCGATAAGCAGCGCGTGGAGATACAGGAGATGTTCAAGACGGCGCAGGCGTATGCGCCGCAAGAGCCAGCTCCGCAAGTCCCGATGGGTATGCCTCCGATGGGGATGCAGTAAATGGCTACGTTTGAGCAAGAAGAACTATATCGCGAGGCCAAGGCGTTCGCCGGGTCTAAAGCGATGGCCGAAGTGTTTGGCCGACTGGAGGCCAGATACATTGATGGCTGGAGGCGGACTGCTCCTGACGCTTCCGGTGACAGGGATGCCGCGTACTACATGGTGCGCGCCATAAACGATCTCCGAAACGAGCTAACCGCACTTGCTGCGGAGCCGGCGGTTGATCGTTTCAACCGGCGCTTGAAGAGCGTCTAGCTTAGGAGTAAACATATGGCTACAGCCGAACAATCGCAGCCTAGCGAACTCGGCCTTGCAGAAGCCGCTGACCGATTTGCAGCATTGATGGACGCCCCTGCGGCGCAACCGGACCCTGCAAAGAAGAAGGAGGCTAATGCCGAAGTCGAAGAGACTGAGGCACCGGCAGATACGGTCGATGAGACTACTTCTGAGGACGAAGAGGCTCCCGATGAGGGATCGTCCGAGGAGGAAGAGACCGAAGATGTCGGGGCTACCGATGATGAGCAGGAGGAGCTTTCAGACGATACGCTTGTCACCGTCAAGATTGACGGCAAGACACAGCAAATCCCCCTGAAAGAGGCCATCGCTGGTTATCAAAGGAACGCCGATTATTCGAAAAAGACAGCGGCTCTCGCTGAAGAGCGCCGCACGGTAGAAGCTGAAAAGCAGGAAGTTGGAGTTGCTCGGACGTATTACGGCCAACGCCTGGCGGAACTTGAGGCACAGTTAGTACAGTTTGTGCCACAGGAACCGAACTGGGAGGAGCTGCATCGCGAAGACCCGATCAACTATCCGATCATTAGGGATCAATGGCGCGACTACAAGGAGCGCCTTGCTCAGACGCAAGCCGAACGAGCACGTTATGAGCAGGAACTAAGATCGGAGGAACAGCGTCGTCTGAAACTGATCGTGGATGAAGGTCTGAAGTACATCCGCGAGAAGAACCCAGAATGGCGTGATGAGGCGGCTTGGAATAAGGCTAAGGCTCAACTTCGTGAATACGGTCAGAAGGCCGGATATTCACAAGAAGAGCTGACAATGGCTCTTGATCCTCGGGCGCTTCTTGTTCTCGACAAGGCGCGTAAGTACGACGAACTGATGGCCAATCGCCCCAAGCCGCAGAAGCAGCAAGGGCCGAAGCCAATCAAGAGTGGTAACGCGGCTTCGTCACCCCAACGCTCTACCGACGTCAATCGAATGAGACAGCGTCTCAAATCGTCTGGTCACGTCAATGACGCGGCTGCACTTTTTGGTCTTATAGACTCTCGGAGAAGATAAAATGCCTAGCGTTTCCAAAGTTACGACGTACGACGGTCCCAACAGCATCCGCGAAGACCTGTCGAACATCATCTATGACATCTCCCCCACTGACACGCCGTTCATGTCGAACATCGGCCGTGACAGCGCTGACAACACGTACTTCGAGTGGCAGACGGACGTTCTGGCTTCGGCCGACACCACCAATGCCGCCATCGAAGGCGCCGATGCCGGCAACGCTGAGTTCACCCCGACCGTTCGCGTCGCCAACTACACGCAGATTTCCACGAAGGTGATCTCCGTGTCCGGCACCGACGATGCGGTGAACAACGCCGGTATGCGCACGCAGATGGCTTACCAGACCGCGAAGAAGTCGAAAGAACTGAAGCGCGACATGGAAGCTATCCTCACCAGCAACCAAGCTGGCGTGGCTGGTAACTCGTCTTCGACCGCTCGTAAGACCGCCGGGCTTCCGACCTGGCTGATTACGAACTCGCAGGCGAACGGCGCGACCGTTTCCTCAATGTCGGGCGCGTCCGGTAACGGCTACCCCTCGACGGCGTGGACTGGTCTTTCGACCGCGACGGACGTGGCTCTGACCGAAACCATGCTCAAGACCGCTATTCAGCAGGTCTGGACGCAGGGCGGCGATCCGACCGTGTTCATGGTCAACGCCTACAACAAGACTGTCGCTTCTGCGTTTGCCGGCCTCGCCCAGCAGCGCATGAACTACACCTCCGTCCAGCCGATGAAGATCATTGCGACGGCGGATGTGTACCTCGGCGACTTCGGTGAGGTGGCTATCGTGCCGAACCGTTTCCAGCCCGGCAACTTCGCCTTCGTGCTGGACCCGGAATATGCGTCGGTCTCGTACCTGCGTCCGTTCCGCACGTTCGACATCGCCAAGACCGGCGACAGCGACAAGAAGGAAATGGTGGTCGAGTACGGCCTCCGTATCAAGAGCGAGAAGGCTCACGCCGTCATCGCCAACCTCATCGCTTCGTGATGATAGGAGGGGCCGGGTCATCCCGGCCCCTTTCTACTGGAGAGACTAATGGCTGAAGATTTCGCCCCCGGCTCTTTCGTCCTGTCGTCTGACAGCCTGACCGGGACTGTGCAGAAAATGCACTTTACGACGGACAACAAGATTGTCCTTGAGACGACGGCTCACATTGACGAGATCGCCGAGCGCGCGAAGGCCGCTCGCAATGAGATCAGCCGCACCGAGAAGCTGCCCGATGGCATGGTCCGCGTGGCTTCCCTGCCCATGCTGGTCTATCTCGAACTGAAGAAAAAGGGTATTCTTCAGGACAGGGCAGCACTTCGGAAATGGCTGGCTTCTGAGGAAGCTCAACCGTTCAGGACGCACTGGGTAGCGAGCTAATGGCGACGATCACGAACTACTCGACGCTGAAATCTACCATTGCGGATTACCTGAACCGCGCCGATCTGACGTCTCAGATCGAGACGTTCATTCAGTTCGCAGAAGCGGACATGAATACGCGCCTTCGGTGCCGCGAGCAGATTGTGCGCGCTGAAGCCACGTCCAGCGCCGAGTTTGTTCAGTTGCCGGCAGACTGGCTGGAAGCGATCAACCTACACATTATCGACGGCCAACAGCCGCTTCGTTACATGACGCTCGACCAGGCTGACATTATCAATAGCGCGGAGGTTTATACCGCACCGCACTTCTACTCTCTGATGAACGGCGCGATTGAGATCATTCCTCCGCCTGCCGAGGACATCGACATCGAGATGATCTACTACGCCAAGATACCGGCGTTGTCGGATCAGAACACGACGAACTGGCTGCTGACGAAGGCTCCCGACGTTTACCTCTATGGCGCCCTGACCCATGCTGCACCGTTCCTAATGGACGACCAGCGCATCCCGGTCTTCGCCCAGATTTATCTGACGCGCACTCAGGCGCTGATAGATGAAAGCCAGAAATCACTGCACAGCGGCTCGCCGCTCATCGCTCGCACTCGGAGGGCTTACTAATGGCCGGTTTGACTAACTACGCAGAAGACCTCGTTCTTGATTGGCTGTTCACGACCGGCTCGGCGACCCGTCCGACATCGTGGTACGTGGCACTGTACACTGTGGCTCCCGGTGAAGCTGGCGGCGGCACCGAGGTGTCTGGCGGCTCCTATGCCCGCGTGTCGGCCACGTTCACTGTCTCTGGCACCGCCCCGACGACGGCTTCCAACTCTGCGGCTGTTGAGTTCGCCGAGGCTACCGGAAACTGGGGCACCATCGTCGCGGCTGGTATCTTCGACGCCTCGACCTCTGGCAATCTGATCGCCTTCGCCAACCTGACGACCAGCAAGGCGATTGATACCGGCGACGTGCTGCGGTTCAACATCGGCGCGCTTGATATTACGCTCGACTAATGGCGTACCTTGGCCGGGCATATGGTGAGTATGACTATGGCGAGGGCGTTTTTGGAACGTCCTATGTCGTCAACGTCGATCCATATCCCGGTCGCGACTATGGTGGCGGCGATTATGGCGCTTGGAGCTATGGCGAAAGCCTAAGCCTAGACCAGATCGCCATCACGTCTGACATGACGGCTGCGGGTCAGCGGATTGTGTTCGCTGAAGCCGAGGCCATGTCCACGACCAGCGGCGCGGCTGCTGCGGCCAACACAGAGCTGGCGTCCGCACTTATCGAGATCACGTCTGGCGCGTCCGCCACGGCTGCGCGCGTCCGTGAGGCCGCAGAAGTCATCGCCATCACGTCCGACATGACGGCGGCGGCGGATAAGGACATCAATGCCACGGCTGACGGCGCGTCCACGTCGGACGGTACGGCTTCTGCTTACATCGCCATCATCGTTGACGCCATCGGGACATCCGAAAGCGACGGCCAGTTCACGCCCACGCGCGAGCTGACCCAGACACTTACGATCACCTGCACCTCAGACGCAGCCGCTGCTGGAAATGCGACCTATTCTGCTGTAGAACTGATAACAGTTCAGAGCGATATGGCAGCCGCTGCGGGCATCAACTTCTTCGTTTCCGCGACGGCGACCATCACCTCAAACATGACGGCCAACGGGCGCTATCTGTGGGAGAAGGAGACGGTGGCGGCAGAGAGTTGGACAAATCAATCCTCAACCGCTGCGACGTGGAC